GTTTAAACTGCAAGACGGTACGGTAGTCGCCGAGGAGGATATGTTGCAGATTTGCAATCTGTACCGCAAGTCGCCTATTCAACTGCACCGCGAGAACTTGGGACTGGCTCAAGCCGCGCAGGACTACGGTAGCCAATACTTTGGCAACGGTGGACAGATGACCGGCGTACTGTCCAGCGAGCAGCCGTTGAAGTCTGAACAGATGGAGACGCTGCAGAAATCGTGGAACGGGTCCATGACGAGCGCAGGCACAAAATTGCTGCCCTTTGGATTTAAATACAGCCGCATCAGCATCGCGCCCGAGGAAGCGCAGTTCATTGAAACGCGCAAGTTCCAAGCTGAAGAAATTTGCCGCATCTTCTCTGTGCCGCCTGCCCTGGTTCAGCTCGAAAGCCAAACGACATACAACAACGTCGAGCAACAGAACCTCATGTTCGCACGCCACACCGTGTTGCCCTGGGCCAAACGCATCGAACAAGAGCTTGCATCCAAGTTGCTCACGACGCAAGAAGCGCGAAGCCACTATTTTAAGTTTAGCCTTAACGACCTGTTCAGGGGAGACATGCAAGCGCGCGCCAGCTTCTACACGCAGATGCTGCAAAACGGTGTGATGAACATCAACGAGGTGCGGGCCACCGAGGAACTCAACCCTGTTGACGGTGGCAACACGCACACCGTGCAGGTCAATCAAATTGCGCTGGATCGCTTGGAAGCGTACAGCGATAAAATTGCAAGCGATGATCAAGGACAATCACCTACCTAACTACGTGCGGCGCGCGCTGCACAACGTCAGCAAGCAGAACGACCACGTGCAGTACGTGGAGCTGGTTACCATCTACAGCCATACGCCCGGCGAACCCGAGGCGCGCATGGCCGAGGTGCGCAGGTTCATTGCCGGCGACGTGCAGGAGCAGCAGCGCAAGGCGCAAGCCGATGGCGTACAGTACCGCCACGCCGAGATGCGGGCCGCTGGCGACGAGCTGGTGGTGGAAGGGTACGCCGCCGTATTTAATAGCGTGACCAACATTGGACCGTTTATGGAGCGCATTGCGCCGGGCGCGTTTAGTGACGTGCTTAATGATGACGTTCGGTTTCTGGTCAACCATGACGGCGTACCGCTGGCACGCACCAGCAACGGCACCATGACGCTGACAGAGGACGACAAGGGATTGTACTACCGCGCGGTGTTGAGCGACACGCAAGCGGGCCGCGATCTGTACACTATGATTAAGCGCGGCGACATCTCACAGAGCAGCTTCGCGTTTACCATCGGCAAGGAATCAATTGATGACGATGGCGTAAGAGTTATTGAGCGCGTTGCCAGTTTGATAGACACGAGTGCCGTAACTTACCCGGCGTATCAGGCCGCTACGGTAACGGCGCGCGCTGAAGAGAGAAAAGAAAATGACTGACCTTCCTATTAAAGACCTGCAAGCATTGCGGGCACAATACGTCGACCAGCGCGAGGACGTTAAAAAAGCCGCTGAATTGGAGGAGCGCGATTTGAACGACACTGACGTGGCCGAGATGGAGCGCCTTGCCTCTGAGATTCGTAAAGTCGACGTTCAACTGAAAGTCAAGCGCGAGGATCAGGCTATCGCTAAGAGCGCAGTTCTGGCCGGCGAGGCTTCCCGCTCTGAGCAGCGCGAGTTGGCCCGCATGAACAGCAAGTTCAGCTTGAGCCAAGCCGTGCGCGAAGTGTACCAGAATGGCCGCTGTACTGGCGTCGCCGCTGAGTACACCGAGCAGGCCCGGCAGGAGGCCAAGGCCAGCGGCGTTGCTATTCGCGGTTTGCTGACGATCCCGCAGGTTGCCATGCGTGCTGCCGTTGACGGTACCAACGGTGACTTCTCCAGCGGTGCATCTGGACAAGGTGGACAGATGATCGGCAAGGACATCTTGCAGGGCGTTGCCGCTTTGGCTTCGAACACCGTTTTCCAGCGTGCTGGCGGTCGCGTGCTTACTGGCTTGACCAATAACACCGACATCCCAACGGTTGCCACGCCGTCCACGATTAGTCAAGTTGACGAGGGTGCAGCACCTGCCGCCGACAGCAACATGGCACTGGGCCGCGCGCAGCTTACGCCGCAGCGCTTCAGCGCTTTCGCTACCGTTTCGCAGCAGCTCATGTTGCAGTCGGGCAATGCCATCGACGCGCTTATCACCAACGATATGCGGGTGCAGATGGATCGCGAAATCGACAAGTACGTCTTTGGCGTTATCCAGCCGAACGACGCTGACGGCGACTACACTGTGGTCAGTGGTGCTAACCTGGCAGCCGCTGAGGGTGCTTTAATTGCTGCCGGTGTTGACTTTGGCAACATTCGGGTCATTGCTAACGGCGACGCACACACCATTCTGGCGCAAGCTGCTGTGGTGTCGTCAGTGACGCCGGTGCTCGACCGCGCTACCAACACCGTCTTGGGCCACCCGTACTTCGTGACCGACCTCATTACTGAGGGTGTAGGCGCTACCGGTGAGTTGCTCATGGGCGACTTCAACATGGCTGCCGCGCTTGGTTTCTTCGGTGGTCTGGACATCGTTGTCAACCCTTACACGTTTGACACGGCGCACGACGTGCGTATCAGCATCCACCGCTACGCCGGTGCTGCCGAAATCCACGCTGGTGCTGTCCTTAGCTTCCACGACGACGTAGCATAATAGCTACCACATAGAATTAGAAAGCCCGGCCATCGCGCTGGGCTTTCTTATTTTAGAGCCATGCAAGTTGACATTACCGGCAGCGCAGTAGATCAGGACACCATTATTACTGTGGCCGACTTGAAAGCGCACTTGCGCGTGACACACACGCAGGAGGATGCATTAATTGGTGCGCTGCGTTCAGCGGCGATTGCGTGGGTAGAGGAGAACTGCAACATCAAGCTGGGCAGCTACACCGCGCGCGGGTACCTACCAGGCTTTTACAATTCGTACATACCTATTGGTCCCGTCACTGCCATCAGCGAAGTGAAGTACCAAACGACAGCGGGCAAAGACTACGACACTGATTTGACCACGTTGGCTGCGGGTTATTGGTTTACCGACCTCATCAGCCAGCCGGCGCGCATCGCGTTCAGGGAGTACCCGACGACATACGACTACGCCTTGACGCCTGTGGTGGTGTCATTCACTGCCGGCTACACCACCATGCCGGCGCCTGTGCTGCACGCCATCAGGTTGCTTGTGGCGCACATGTATGAAAACCGGCAGGAGGAGCAAAACGGTATTAGCAACCGCCTCAAGTTTGGACTGGATGCGCTGTTGAATCCATACCGCATCATTTACCAGCCATGAAGAACGCAGGCCGCCGAGATAGGTACATAACGCACCGCGCTAAGACGTACGGCCAAGACGACTACGGCCAGCCTACCATGTCGACGACTACCGATACGGCTATGTGGGCCGAGGTAATCTACGCGGGCAGCGCTGGCGAAAGCATGAAGGCCTACCAAATTTTCCCGCAGCGCGACGTGACGTTTGTGGTGCGCCATCCCAACCCAACCGACAACGTGGCCGGCTTGACCATCGACCAGCTTGATACGATTGTGTTCGAGTCGCGGGAATATGACATACTTGGATTCGAGGAGATAGGGCGCCGCGATGGCCTGCGCATCTTCTGCAAAGAGAAGGGTAGCGATGGCAGGTAAGTGGGCAGGCGGTGGCATGAGTTCAACTCACTTTCTAGACCCTCGGCGGCTGGAAGGTTGGAAGGAATTTGAGAAGCAGCTAGACAAAATTGAAAAGTGGGGCAGCACTAAGGACCGCAGGAAAGTCTTGACAATACACAAGGGCGTGGCAAAAATTGGTGAGAAGGCTTTGAAGCGTGCGGTTACCAACCACAACAAAACAATTAAGGTTCGGCGATCGGGTAGGCTGGGCGGTAAACGCGGCCCGAGCTACGACATTATGCCAGGCACTTTGAAGCGTAGCATTCGCGTCTTTAATGCCAAAGGCAGTAAGACGAGCGTAATGGTAGGCCCGCGCTCAGGCATCATCGAAAAGACTGGGCCTGGTGCCGGCGTTATTCGAAATGACGGCTACTTCGCCCACATGATTAACGAGGGTGATTTGCCAAAGCACATGGGCGGTAAAGGTTCGTACAACGGGCCTAACAGAAACTTCTTTGAGAAGGGCATTACAACGGCGGTATTTAATCGCATGTTCAATGAGCTGTTGTCGAAGTATCGTTTGGCATTTGACAACTACATGAGTCGACAATAATGGAAACAGGCAAAGCCATCTACAAGCTGTTGAAAGACAGCAGTGCCGTGGGCGCCATCTGCGCTGACCGCATATATCCTGAGTTAGCACAGCAGGACGTCGACACGCCGTTCATCGTTTACACGGTAACCGACACCACGCCCAGCCCAACCAAGAACGCCACATCCAAATTAGACACGGCGCGCGTTGAGCTGTTCTGCATCAGCGACGACTACGAACAGGCCATGAACCTAGGCATTGCTGTGCGCACCGCACTGGATCGCGTGAGCGGTGACGTTAGCGGCGTGCAGGTGCAGTCTATCGACTTCGACACAAGCGACATACAGTACGACCCTGACCAACGGGTTTATGTATTGGAGCAGACCTACGACGTGCGCGTGCAGCTTACCGGCACAGCGGTAGCGCTGACGGGCATCCCATCCAACGCCATCACGGTAGAGGAAGCTGACGGCGACCCATCGGGCAACCGCATCAACCGCTTGGTGTTCAGCAATGGCACGGTAGTCATTGACGGCAACACGGCGCGCGTCACCACCGGCGCAACTACGCTCACCGTCAAAGAGCTTGACGGCACGCCAAGCGACACGGCCAGCACGCTCGTGTTTCCCAATGGCACGCTGTCATTTGACGGCGACGTAGCCACGCTTGACCTGAGCATAGAGAACCTCGACCCGACGGGCATACTGGAGCAGATTGCAACTGAGCTTGCCGGCTTCACAGATTTGACCGGCAGCGACTTTCCCAACGGCATCATTGGCGACTTCAACCAGGATGGCTTCGTTGGTTCTGCTGACCTGCTTATCCTGCTGAGCTACTGGGGCGACGGCTTCGACGCTACCGAATACAACAACCGCAAGACGGCAAGCTTTGACATGGCTACCGCTGGCGCGCTCGACATGGTGCGCAGCGTCAACAGCGAGACCGCCGACCGCGACGGCGACGTGAACCTGAGCACCAGCGAAATACCTGAAGGCACAAACCTGTACTACACTGACGCGCGAGTAGATCTGCGCATCGGCGCCGCGCTCATCAGCGACCTCAGCGATACGCCTAACGGCATCGGCACGGCAGGCCAGGTGCTGGCCGTCAACAGCACGCGCACCGGCTATGAGTTCGTCACGCACGTACTGCCCAGCGACCTCAGCAGCTATGTGCAAACGGTCAACGCGCTGGAGCCTGGCGTCGATGGTAACGTGGAGCTGACGACAGAGGAGATAAACGAAGGCGAAGTAAACTTCTACTTCACCAACGCGCGCTTCGACACTAGGTACGCCACCAAGACGCATTACCACAACCGCTACAGCAGCGAGGCCGAGACCAAGCGCAGCGGCGCAACGGCGACGCTAGAAGTGTACTACACTGCGCGCCCCGACGGCGACGGGTATGCCGAAAGCGAAGTGAGCGACGTGGGCGAGACTGACACCATCAACCGAACGCTGTACTACAGCACCAAGTACCTGGCCGAT